GCGACCGGGTCTGCGGGCACGGCGGCGCACCGGGACCACGTCCACGGGCGGTCGGATTTCGTCGCTATCGAGGCGGCACTGTCGAACGAACTGTCGGCGGTCACGACGGCATCTAGCGTGACTTTCCGCGCTCCATGCGCGTTCACCCTGACGGGAGTTCGCGCAAGCCTAAAGACCGCACAGGCGACCGGGTCGATCCTCACCGTCGATGTCCGGAAGAACGGCACGACGGTCCTGTCCACGACGATCACGATTGACAACACCGAACTCACAAGTGTCACGGCAGCGACTCCCCCGGTGATCTCGGTTAGCGCGTTCGCCGACGACGATGTGATCCTCATAACCTGCACCCAGATCGGCGACGGCACGGCGATCGGCTTGAAGGCGACCCTGCTCGGCACCAAGCCGTGATCCAAGTCATTCTCGCACTGCTGCTCGCGTGGTCGCTCGCCCCGGCGTTCATCTCGTACTTTCAGATCAACCCGTACCGGTTCCCGCCCGTCACGTCGTTCGTCGGTTCGGCGTCGAACTCCGGTTCCGCGAACAACGTCAACCTCCCGGCGGGCACTCTCCCCGGCGACCTCGCGTTCGTGTTCGCGATCGGCTCGACGTCGGCGATCACCACCCCGGCGGGCTGGACGACAATCCCGACGACTGACATCGCGGGCGCTCCGGCAAAACTCGGATATCGCTACCTTCAATCCGGGGACACGTCGTCCGGCACGTGGTCAAACGCACAGCGCGTCGGGGTCACCGTCTATCGCAACGCGGGATATCGAGCGGCAACGCCACTTAGCGGCGCCTCGTCTGGCGTGTCAACCGTGCCGGGCATCTCGATCGGTTCGACGGCAGTCGGGTTCGATTGGGTCAACACCGGGACCACGACCAAAAGTCAGACCGTCACGTCCTACACCACGCGATCGAGCGGCAACGCGGGCGGCGATTGGTGGACGGGCGACGGCGCGACTCCAACCTCGAACCAGACTGGCCAGTCGGCGCTCTGGCGCGCGGTCACAGTGTCGATCGTGCGTTCCTACGGTTCGAACCCGCTGTCGGGTGGTACTGCCTACGAGGACGACGATTTCTACTACTGCGCGTTCACGACCTCCGGCTCGAACACCTTGACCGTCGCGACTCCGCTCACGGCGGATTTCCTGTTGATCGGCGCGGGGGGCGGCGGCGGCAATCAGGCGGGCGGCGGCGGAGGGGCGGGCGAAGCGGTCACGGCGATGGGGGTTAGCGTGTCCACGACGCTCGCGGTCACAGTCGGCGCGTTCGGTCCGGGCGGCATCGCGTCCGCATCTCCCCAAAGCGGCACAGACGGCGGCGACAGTTCCATCTCCGGGACCACGGCGCATGGCGGCGGGCATGGCGGCGGCGCGGGTCTGACGGGCGGCTCTGCAACTGGATCGGGCGGCGGCGGCGGCGGACGTCCAAACATCGCGGGCGGCTCGTCGTCGGGCGTCGGCAACGCGGGCGCGCATTCGTACACCCCGAACACAGCGGGCACCGGCAAGGGCGGCGGGGGCGGCGGGTACGCGGGGGCGGGCGTCAATGGCGACGGCACGGGCAATGGCGGCACGGGCACCACGGCGTTCGCGTCGTGGGTTCCTCCGACGTACGGCGTCTCGACGGGCGGCATGTGCGGCGGCGGCGGCGGCGGCGCTCGTGCGACTCCGGGCGGCGCGGGTACCGGCAACAACGGCTCAGGGGCGGGCGGCGCGCAGACGAACAGCGCGGGCAACAATGCGACGGCGAACTCCGGGAGCGGCGGCGGCGGCGCGGCGTGGAACGGCTCGGGCACGGCTCCCAAGGGCGGCGATGGCGCTGACGGCATGGTAATCGCCCGTGTCGCAAAATGACAGAGGTCGAGTGGGCAGCGTTTATCGGGGCCACGGCCACGATCTTGACGTACATCGTCGGGGCGTTCGCCTCCCGGAAGTTCGGGTTGCCCGGGCTGGCTCGCTCGGTCGAGACAGAACAGGCGGCATTGATCACCGCCCAAAAGGGCCGGATCGACATACTGTCTGCCCGGGTCACGGAGTTGGAGTCGTGCCAACCCAGGCTCGAAGCAGCGGAAAAGCGCAACGACGAACTCGAAGCGCAAGTCAACAGGACGCATGCCGAACTCGTCGAGTTGTATCGCCTGACCGGGAACAGGCCGCGTCCGAACACGGGGGGAAGGAGGTCCTGATGGACACCTTCGGGAATGATTTTCTGTCCGTGTGGACATTGGGCGGGGTGTCGGTGGCCGTACTCGGCGGGGTGCTCGGGGGGCTCGTTCTGGCGCAACCCCAAAAGCCGCTCCTGACATGGCGTCTGGCATCGATCCGTACCATCGTCACGGTCGCGTTCCTTGGGTTCCTCGGGACGCTGTATTACGCCGGGCGGACGGGCGAGGCGCTGGTTGAGCAGGACGGCCATCTCGGGCGGCTGATCGGCGCGTGGTTCCTGTGGCTGGTATTCTGTCTCGGGGTGGGCGTCGGCATCCTACTCGACCACTGGTGGAACACCCGACATCCCAAACCGCCGACGACGCCCGGAGAGCCAACCGAGACGCCGTAGGGCACACGGACACCGCCCCGCCATCCCGCGTGTCACGGAGGGCCATCGTCGGGGCTCCCGTGACACGCGACGGCAGGGGGATTGACGGGGGTGTTTCAATGGGTGTAACCCGGGCGGTCCGGGACATAGTAAGGAGGCTCGCATGACGAGCGGACGATCAGCGATCCCGGGCGACCCGTTCCGGGGTCTGGAACCCACAGCCAAGGAGATCGGGCGCAACCTCGAACAGGTGGGCGTGGCCGACGTCCCGCTACCCGGGCTCGACCACCACATCGAGCGACGGCGGGCGATGACCGGGGCACACGCGCTGGTCCGGCGGCTGGTCCGGCGGACGGGTTGGCATCTGGACACGCAGTTGGGCACTGACGACATCGGCGACTATCTGCTGATCGTTCGCCGGTAATCCTTGACACCCGCCCCGGACGTGTGGTTTAATAGACCCGTGCCGGGGCGGTCCCGGCGGTAAAGGAGGTTTGTCGTGGATTCTCTTCGCGACGTTCAGGTGCGTCTCGGGTTTGACGCTCATGTTGCCGCGCTCCGGTCTGCCGGGCGCGATTTCGGTGAGTCGCGGCTGTTGGCTTGCCCCGGGTGTGGGCATGCGAACCCCGATCATCGGTGGTCTGCCCCGTTCGATTGCTTGGAGGTCCCGTGCGAGTGCCCCGGGTTTGGGCCGCTCGACGTGGCCGATGATCTGGTCGATGCCGCGTTCGACGCGGCGTGGGGCGAGGTCGCCTGAGGTTCCGGCGGGGGGGATTGACAGCCTCTCCCCGCTGTGCTTTAATGGCATCAATCCGGGGCGGTCCCGGTTCGAAAGGAGGCCAGAGATGGCACAGGAGTACAACATCGGGCTCGTGCTCAACGAGATCACCGACCTGACGGACATCCCGCAGGACGGCGTGATCTTTGGCGGCGGGGGCAAAGGCCAGACGGCGCTAGTGGTCGTCGAGACCCTGACCGATCCGCTGGAAATCGTGGGCAAGGGCACGTCCCGACTGGCAGCAGTCACCGACCTGCTCGACAAGATCAAGGCGTACCTGATCGAGCAGGAACCCACGCCGGAGCCGACGTCGGTCAAGGTCGAGCGGCCACAGATCGCGGACGCGCTGACTGCCCTCCGGGGCGTGTTCGGCGAGTTCGACGTCAACGACGAGACAGACGAGCGGACGCCCGGTCCGACGTGGGCGGGGACGCGGCTCGTGTCGCTCACCCCGTGTGTCGGGGAGTGCATGTTCGCATCGCCAGACAGCCCGTGCGACTGCCGGTGCGGTGGCGACAACCACGCCATCGGCGGGGCGATGTTCATCTCGGCGATGATCGACGCCATCGCAGCGGGCGACACCAAGGCCGCGAAGGTCGCGATCAAGGCGGCTCGTCCGGTCATGCTGACGCCCAAGCCGTGCACGTGCGGTTGCGGCGGGCTGACGCTTCGTCGGTTCGTCCCGGGTCACGACGCCCGCTACCACGCGGCCATCAAGGCCGGGTTCGCGACGGTCGCCGAGCATGCCGCAGCGAAGGCGCAAGCGGCGCAGGTGAAGGCGCAGTCGCGGGACTCCAAGGAGCAGCATGCGCAGTTGCAGTCGGACAAGGCAGCAGCCAAGGCAGCGGACGCAGCCCTGCCGTTCTAACCCGACGCCGGGGATTCCACCGGGTGGTACTCTGGCGGTTCGGGCAGCGGGACCAACGACCCTCGACTCCGGGAGGCAGTCGGGGGTCGTCCCGTGTCCGGGTAATACTTGACAGCCCCGACGTGGTGTGCTTTAATACTCGCAGATGGTCCCGGCGGTTGGGGCCGAAAGGAGTGGAAATGACGACACGAGCAGACGTCCTGAACGACAGCGTCGAGCGCATGAAGGCAGCCCATTACGCGGTGTGCCCCGGGTGCTACACCTGCAAGGGCGCGGCGGGCGGGTTCGCTGCCCCGGTAGCGCGGGACACGACGACGGTCGCGGTGAGCGACTCCGAACTGCCCAAGGGCACGGGCGAGCCGAAGCCGGTGAACCCGGGCATGCGCGAGGCGATCGAGTTCCTCGCCGGGTATCAGGGCACGTGGCAGTTCATGCTGACGTTGAAGGGCGAGATGTCCGAGGGCAAGTTGCGATTCACGGATCGCGTGATCGAGGTCATCCTCAACTGCAAGGCTCGCGAGGACGCGAAGCCCAAGCCCCCGGTCGCAGCCCCGGTCGCAGCCCCGGTCGTCGAGGCGACGGACGGCTGGTACATGGTTGACGGCGTCGTGGTTAAGGTCCAGATGGCCGTCCACGGCTCGGGCAAGCCCTACGCGAAGCGGCTGAACATCGAGGACGGGCACGGGTCGTGGGAGTACGTCCCGGGTCTGGTCCGCGAGTGCACCCCGGAGCGGCGGCTGACGGCGGAGCAAGCGATGGAGATGGGGCAGTTGTACGGCGTCTGCGTCGTGTGCGGGGCGACCCTCACCGACGAGCAGTCGATCGCCCGGGGCATCGGCCCGATCTGCTTCGGCAAGTTGAGCGTCGAGCGGGGGTTCGGTGCGGAGTAGCAACGTCAATACTTGACAGGACGTCCTCGATCTGCTTTAATACGTGTAGATCGGGGCGGTCCCGACAGCGAAAGGAGCCCGAAATGGCAGTCAAGATCACGGTCATCAACAAGAACGAGAACGGCGACCCGGAGTTCCACAAGGCCGGGTGCGCGGACATCGCCAAGCAGCAGAAGCGGCTCGGGGACGTGTTCGTCGAGACGTTCGAGGGCGAGACGATCATCGACGCGCTCGTGGCGCTCGACACCGAGTGGGCGTCAGCGTTCGGCGTCAAAGACCCGTACAGCGAGTCCGCCTACGAGAACGGGTGCTGGACGTGGGGCAACATGCACCAAGCCCCCTGCATGAACACGCTCATGAAGGCAGTTCAGGTCAACATGGACGAGTTCGGTGGGCACTCCCGCCCGTACATCGCGGACGCGCTGGTCGGACAGGCGGTCGCGGCGGGGCTGAACGAGGCGGGCATCAAGCGCTGCCAGTGCGGTTGCGGCGGCTCGCCGAAGGGCAAGAAGAGCCGGTTCCTCCCGGGCCACGACGCGAAGGCCGCGTCCGTCGTCAAGGCGCTGCGCGGGGAGATTGAAGCGCAGAACCGGGGCGAACACCCGGTCGGCGACCACGATGCCGCCGCAGTCATCGCCGGGCACAACGCGAAGGCGATCAAGCCAGCGGTCCTGCCGGGCGTCAAGACCGACTGCGGCGTCCAGTTCCGCACCCGGTCAACCGGGCCAACCAGCAAATGCATCAAGCCAGCCGGTCATAAGGGCCGACATGCCAACACACTCCCCGGGCCGAAGGCGCTCGCAGAGTTCTTCCGGTTCTAACCCACACCCGGGGATTGCCCGGGGTGGTCTAATAGCAGCACGGGCGGGCACGACGTCCCGCCCGGTAAGCCCGGGACGGTCCCCGGGAGAAGGAGCAATCGAGATGGCAGACATGGCAGGAGATCACCGCGATTTCCCGGCGGACGTGACACCGCAGGGCCGGTTCGGGTGGTTCGACTACCCGGCAGCGATTCTAGATCGGCAGGGGCCGGAGGACGGCGTGTTCTTCATCCGCAACGACGACGACCTCCGAGCCCACATCCTCGACGACCTGTCGTACATGCGCGACGACCCGACGGACGAGGACGACCGGGCGGAGTGGGACAAGATCAGCGCGATGTCGCTCGACGATCTGGTCGCTTACTATCTGGACGGCGACAACATGATCGTCCCGGCGTACATGCCGGAGTCCACGGGGAGCCCCGACGATGCCCCGTCCTTGCACGAGACAGGCGCAGAGGTATCCGGGGGCGTCCAGCCCGGCGACGGGCGCGAGGACGAACGCGGGTGCGTCGGCTACGGACCAGCCCCGGAATGAACGTCCTGTCGTGGATTGAGATCGTCATCGCGGCGGTCGTCGTCCTGTACGCGGTCCTAATGGTCCTGTACCTGTGGGTGTCCAAATGAGCGTCAAACGAACACGCAACCACGACGATATGGCACTGTCGGCAGAGGTCGCGGCGATCCTCCCCGGGGCGACCGGGAAAGCCCGCCACGTAATCGCGTCTCAACCGAGGGCGACCGGGAGCATCATCTGCGCGTGTGGCGGGTTCAAGGGCAAACACGCCCTGGAATGTCACCTATGCCGGAACAAGAGGCAGAGGGAGGCGTCGGCGAAGGCGCGCGCTAATGGGCACAAGAGCAGCGGTTTCTTGCCCAGCCACGAAGCACACGAGGTCGCCGGGCGGAATGCCATCAATGTATCGGCGGTGAGCACTAGTCGGGCGCATCGCGGCGTCGGCGAGGCACGGTCGCCTCAACCATGGAAGCGGCGGGTGCTCATGTCAGACGGCTCGTGGGAGGAACGGGAAGACTAATACTTGACACGCCCGACGTGGTGTGCTTTAATCCTTGCAGCGGGCGGCGGTCGCCCGATCGAAAGGAGGCCAGAAATGGCGGTCAACGAGACAATCGCCGAGAAGGTGATGAAACTGCTAGCGCTCGCGGGCAACAACCCGAACGAGCACGAGGCGGCAGCGGCAGCGGCCAAGGCCCAAGCCATGATGATCGAGTACCAGTTGACCACCGGCGACATCGAGTCGTTGAAGGTGGACAAGCGGACCGGTGCTGGCATCGTCGAGCAGGAGCGCACGACGCTCCGCAAGCGCGGCAAGCCGGGCGGCTGGAAATACGACCTGTTCGTGGCGTGCGGCCAGACGTCAGACTGCTTGGTCTACGCGTCGAGCGGCAGCGGCTGGTCTGACTCAACGGGCCGGTACATCGGTCGCAAGGACGACGTCGAGATGGCGACATACATCTTCGAGTTCCTCGCCCGGGAGATCGAGCGCTTGCAGGACGAGTTCGGCAAGACCCGGTGGGCCGAGTTGAAGGCGTACGCCAAGCAGTGGGCGATGTCCACGCACGACGCCGAGCGCGATTTCAGCGCAGACGGGCGGCATCCGCTCCGGGCGAAGCAGTCATGGGTCGAGGGCGCGATCGAGCAGGTGGTGTCGGCTCTGTGGTCGGCCAAGCGCGACCGCGAGTCAGCCCCGGCGGTGAATGCGCTGGTGCTCGACAAGAAGGCCGCGATCCGGGACTGGCAAGCACAGCAAGCCGGGTACGCGACGTGGGACGAGTACATGGCGGCTCGCAGCCCGATCTCAACCGAGACGGTCACGGTCAAGCCTCTCACCAAGCGGCAGCGGGATGCCGCAGCCCGGGCGAACCAGAAATATTGGGACGCTCAGGCGCGAGCAGAGCAGCGAAAGTGGGCGAGTCGAGACATCGACGCGTACCGCGCTGGACAGGACGCAGGTCGTCAGATCGGTGTTCGCCCGGGCGTCCGGGGCGGCACCCCGAAGCAGGAGGTACGTTTGGTAGACTGATCGTCGGAAATCGGCCCGGGTAATCGTGAAAGGGTGACCCGGGCCGAATACTTGACGAACCGGAGACGGTGTGGTTTAATACTCGCAGGTCCGGGGCGGTCCCGGCACGGAAGGAGGGCCAGATGGCCAGAGTTCATTACAGCAGGTTCGTTGGGCGGGCGGGCAAGACCCGACTCCCGGTCAAGACCGTGGGCGGTCCAGACGACCCGACACACGGCGACGGTCCCCGGCTCGTGCTGGTGTGCCGACGCGGTGACTACATCGAGAAGGGCCAGCAATACCTATGGTTCGCCCCCGGGTTCCGAGCCCGGAAGACGATCGGGTGCATGCAGCATCACCCCCGCCCGTCCGAGATGGACAGTTCGCTTTACTCCGAGGTCCTAGGGGCGCAGGAGTCGGCGGGCGACACGTTGGGCGGTTTCACGTGGAACGGCAGCGACTCGGCGGATGACGTCAAGGAGCAGGTCAACGACATCTTGCAGGAGGTCCGGGACGCGATCGAGTCTGTCGCCTCGCAGTACGAAGACGCTGCGGAGTCGATGGGCGGCGACAGTGGGGCCGGGGCGCAATTCGCAGAATGGGCGCAGACGCTCCAAGACTCCGAGATCATGGATTGGGAAGCGGGCGACTACGACGACCCGGACGAGACAGAGGCGTGGTGCGAGAAGCACACCGACGACATGGTCGGCGACGAGCCGGATCAGGTGTCGGCCAGCGACATCGACCAAGCCCGGGAAGACTGCGAAGACTGCAAGCCCGATCTGTCCGATTGGACGGCAGACCTCGTGGCGGAAGCGCAGGAGAAGGTCGATGCAGTCAGCAAAGAATAGGGCCATGGCGCACAAAGTCACGGCGTCAATCACGGTCCCGGCGTCACAGGGCGTCCGGTCCGGGTGGGCGCTGCTGATGACGTCGCTCTGGCTGGTCGTCCGGTACCCTCGCTCGAAGCGGTCGATCACGTTCGACCTATGGGAGGACTGACGATGGCAGCAGCGCGAGAATGGGGGCCGCTCTGCCCGGTTGATGGCGGGTTGCTCCTTGACTTAAAGGGGACCGCTCAGTTATACTGTCCCAACAGCGGTCACGTCGGACTGCCGAAGACGCACCCGGCGGGGCCAAGAGAACCCTCCCCGATGTTTTACGATCGGGGCCAAGTACAGGAGGGCTACGCAGCAGTGGCCAAGGATGCACCAGCCGCAGTCGGTTTGACGGCGGCGCAGATCAAGAAGATGCAAGCGGCGGGTAAGACCGACACGGCATCGGACAAGGCGGCAGAGGCAGCGGTTGCCAAGCCGAAGGCAGTGCGAAAGGCGAAGGCCGGACAGGACTGCGGTTGCGGATGCGGCGGCACGACTAAGGGCGGACGGTTCCTCCCCGGTCACGACGCACGATTCCACGCGGCAGAGCGAGCCAAGGCAGCGGAAGCAGCCCAGGCGTAATGCCGATCCCTCGACGGCGGTCTGGACTAAAACTCCGGGTCGCCGTCGATGCGTCTCCCGATTATCTGTGGGAAGCGACACAGTGGGTGACGCCGACGACTGTTCAGGAGAAGTCTAGTGCCAAGAGCCACAAGGCCGTCCCGGTCCCGTGCGACTGCGGCTGTTACTGCGGAATGGTCACCGCCGACGCCACCCGAGTCTGCTGGTCCTGCCGTCGAGAGTGGCACCACGTCTGCGGTCGAACCTGTCGAGCCTACGGCGGCGAACTCATCCAGTTCGGCGGAGCGTATGAGTGGCTCCCCGACATCCCCCCGCGTCGAGAGTGCAACGGGGGTAAAGGATGGGCGTGATCAGGGAGTAGGCGGCTCGGACGCGGCGGCGATCTTGGGCGTGTCGCCATGGCGCGACCGTCTGGACGTCTGGCAGGAGAAGACACATCACCCCGGGTGGGCACCCCGGGCGCAGACTGCGGCGATGCGGTGGGGCATCCTGCTCGAACCGCTGGTCGCGATGGAGTACGAGCGGACAGCCCGGGTCAAGGTCGAGCAATCGCCGGGCCGACTGTGGCACGAGAACGGCATCCAGTTCGGCACCCCGGACCGCTTCGTGTTCACCCCGGTGGGCATCGCGGGATTGTGGGAGGGTAAGACCGCCCAAGACCCGGCGGTTTGGGAGGCGGGCGTCCCGGAGCACTACATCCCCCAAGTCCAGCAGTACCTCGCGATCACCGGGTTGCCGTGGTGCGACGTGTCGGTCCTGCTCCCCGGCGGCGATTTCCGGACGTACCGGATGGAGTCCGATCTCGGTTACCAGATCGACCTCGAAGAGCGGGTCGTCGATTTCTGGCAGCGGTACGTCCTGACGGGGCAGGTCCCGCCCGAAGGCCGCGATCGTCCTGACCTCGTGTTCCCCCGGCAGCATGAGCCCGAGTCGCGGCTAGTGGTCGCCCCGGACACGGCTCTGGACCGCATCGTCCACGAGATTCTCGGCACCAAGGAGACGCTCGCCGAGTTGGAGGGCGAGTTGGGCGTCTCGATCAATCAGGCCAAGATGGTCATCGGCGAACACGCCGGGGCAGACGCTCCCGACTGGACTGTACATTGGCGTCTGTCCAAGGCTCCCGAGAAAGTCGGATGGGAGGCCGTGGCGACCACACTGTGGAACACGCTCGCGGTCGTCCGGCGGCTGTACCCGGACTGGCGCGACGGTCCAGCAGCGGCACACCTAGACCCGGGTCTTTTCGACACCGTGGTGTCGTTGTACACTATGCAGGGCGCGGCAGCGCGACCGTTTCTAGTCAAGCGGAAGGAGACCAAATGAGCGGATACGACGGTTACGACGAACCGCCACAGTTCGGCGGTAACCCAAACCGGGGGCAGCAGACACACGGGCGGTCGTTCCAACGGAAGAGCGACGACCGGGGCGATTACGTCGAGGTTGACAAGCGGATACAAGAGTTCTACGCCAAGTATCCGGACGGGCGGCTGTCGTCGCGCATCCACAAACTCTCGCAGATTGACGGGTTCGAGGTCCAACAGCGGCAGACCCGCGACCAACGGGGCAACACCAAGGTCAAGGACATCCCGGTCGCCATCGGGCTGATCGTGGTCGAGGGGATGGCATTCCGGACGCCGGACGACCCATTACCGGGAGTCGGTCATTCGTGGATGGTCCTGCCCGGCCAGACGCCGTACACTCTCGGCTCCGAGTTGGAGAACGCCGAGACGTCCGCTTGGGGCCGGGCAATCGCGGCAGTCGGGCTGGCTACTCGGGGCGGCATCGCGACGGCGGACGAGATTCGTAGCAAGCAGACCGCAGACGAGCCCACGGAAGACCAGCCGGACGCGGATACGCCCACAGATGCCCCCCCGCCCGTCGCGGCCAAAGAAGGGGCATCGTCTGCGCTCCCCGTGGACGCTACGACCACTGTCCCGCGCAGTCTGGACGGCAAGACCGACGAGCAAATCCGGGCGATGACGTACGAGGTCCTGATCGAACTCGCCCGGGAGAAGTTCATCCCGTCCGCGACGATCACCAAGACGGGCCGGACGATGTTCGGCGAGGGGCACACGCTCCGGCAGTTGACAGACGAGCAGAGGCAGCAACTATGGCATGCACTCCTGACGGGCGAACTCCCCGGCGACGAGCACACCGCGTCACCCCAAGCGAGCGAGCCGAGTACGACTTCGTCCTAGAGCGGGACGGCGGGTGTGTCGCCCCGTACCTCGAAGCCCGCTGCCACCCGATCGATCAGTGCTCCGGGGTCATCACCCGGCAGCACGTCAAAGAGGCGGGCGGGCGGCGGATCACGGACCGGGCGCACCTGTTGATCCTGTGTTCGCATCACCATCTCGACGGGTGGGGGACGTCGAAGCATGCGCTCGCTTTGCAGCGCAAGTACCTGAGAGATGTCAATGGGTAAGTGGATTAGGCTCGACGTCGGGCTACTGGACGACGAGGGCTGGTCGCTGATGCCGGAGGCGGTGCAAGCGGCGTGGATCAAGGCGTACCTCCTGCAAGCGGCTCGCGATGGGGTGCCGTTCCAAACGGAGGGCGAACTGATTCGGTTGCTCCGCAAGGAGGGCGTGACCGATCCGGAGAAGGCTGTGGCGCAGATGCGGCACATGCTCGACGCCGAAGACGACGGGCCGCAGATCGGCATCCGGAGATATGGCGAGCATCAACCCGTCGCGCGTGGTCCGAGTGACAGCCCGGAGTACAAGCGGGGGTACATGGCGGGCAAGCGCTCCCACAGACTCCCACAGACTCCCACAGTGGGACACGAAACGACACGGACGATACCCACGGACGACGCGGGTGCTAGCGCACGAGTGCCGGAGAGGTTAGACCCGAAACAGGCGTTGGTGGACGCCGGGGTCGATCCGTCGATCTTAGAAGGCAAGAAAGCGGGGCGAAAGATAGCAGAGTAGACGGCGGCGTGGTAGAATGCGTCAAGACCGGGGCTGGCGGTGTGCCAACCGAAAGGACCACCGTCCGGGTGTGAAGCAGCGCGCCGAGTGTGACCGGCAGCGCTCTCCTTGCACCCGTTTGGACCGCCCGCAGCAGCCCGGTCATTCTAGTCAATCTTAGGAGGTTACAGTGGACGACAAGATCAGGGCCATCCGACAGGCGCTCATCGAGCAGCCCCGATTTCAGGCGGCGCTCGGGTGCAGACAGTTGGAGATCAGCGGCAGCAACCGCTACCCACGATTCAGCGGTGACGCAGACGGCGAGCACCACGCGATCCTCGTCAAGTACACGGGCGACCTCAACGCCCGGCGGTTCATGTTCTGGTTGACGGCGGCTCCGAAGGAACTCGACGCAGCGAAGAATCCGCCCGACGGTTTCCACTACTGGCTCGCCCAAGTCGGGCAACTCCCCGACGGCAACCCGTGGTGGATCGCGCTGTACGATCTGCCGCTCCTGTTCAAGGCCGACGCCATCGAGGGCGAACTGATCGAACGAGTGTCGATGGGCAATGCCGGGACATTCTACCGGGTCGATCCGGCACGGCTCCCGGAGTGGGCGCAACCGACGATGTTCGACATGCAGACGATTACGATGGACGCGTTCCTCGAAGAGCCATCGACGGTTGACGAGCGGGTCGAACTCGCCGCGACGTTGAAGGCGTTTAAACCGGGCGAGACGGTCACCCTCCGGGGCACGGTCGTTAAGCACAACGGCGGCAACACGACGATCCTGTTCCCGGGGCTCAACGGCGGCGTCAAGTGGGCGGTCGTCGATTCCGTAGTCGTGTCGGACGTCTCATGACTCGTCGGAAGGTGCAGCAGTTCGTCTGCGACCGGTGCGAAAAGTCCGAACTCGTCGAGGTCGAGGGTGCATCCCCCCGGGGTTGGACGTCGGTCGTCCAGATTCCACTAGGGCCGGTGGACACGGACGGGATAGATCGCCACAGAGAACTATGCGACGGGTGTTCCCACGAGATCGCTCGGTTCATCGAGCCGAAGAACGCACCCGACGTGCGGCTCCGCCCGCCGACGACAGCGTTCCTTGTCGAAGTCGAGCCGACGTGATGGCGGCTCGCACCGGGCCAGTGATGCAGCGGCAGCAGCACCCGCAGAGCCCATATCGCCTGACGGAGCGGGGTATGTTCAGGGCGCATGGCGTCCCGTACGATCCGCTCCCCCGCGAGCCGTTCATTTACAGCCGTCCTTGCCCGGGGCCGCGCTGTCTCACCCGCATCCCGCCACATCGCGTCCTCTGTGCTTTCTGTTCGAGAATCTGAGGCCGATTTCCAGGCGTGGATCATCGACCTAGCGGGCATCCGGCGATGGGCGATCTACCACACCTACGACAGCAGACGGTCGAACCCCGGGTTCCCCGATCTGGTGCTCGTCCGGGAGCGGGTGCTGTTCCGTGAAGTGAAGACCGAAGGCGGCGTCTTGACGGGGGCGCAGTCGGCGTGGTTGAATAGACTGACAAGGGCGGGGGCCGACGCCGGGGTGTGGCGTCCGTCCGATCGGCGGTCGATTGAGAAGGAGTTGGAGTGACAGCAACAGCACTTATTGGGGCGCAGCACGGTTCGGAGGGCAAGGGCGTCATCGCGGCGGCAATCGCCGGGCGGTTCGACGTGGCAGTCCGTACCGGGGGACCGAACGCCGGACACAGCCTGTGGCACGACGGGCGGGTGTACAAGATGCGCGGCGTCCCGTGCGCTTGGATCAACCCGGAATGTCGGCTGGTCATCGGGGCCGGGGCGGTGGTCGATCTCGAACTGCTCGCGTCCGAGTTGCGCGACCTGCCCGGGGTGGAGGTCATCGTGGACACCCAAGCGGTCGTCGTCAACCACGAGATGCAAGCAGCCGAGAAAGGCATGTGGGAGGCCATCGGTTCGACGCAGGAGGGCGTGGGCGCGGCGCGCATTGCCAAAATCCTCCGGACGGGGCACCCGCTGGTGCAGGACGTCGAGTGGAAAGCGGGCGACCCGTGGGACCGCATCCATCCGGAGGCGCACACGGCGGACCTGTTGTATCAGGCGCTCGTGGACGATCAAGAGGTAATGCTCGAGGGTACGCAGGGCGCGGCGCTATCGCTGCATCACGGCGACTGGCCATACTGCACGTCGGCTGACACCAATGTGGCGCAGTTGCTCGCCGATGCGGGCGTCGCTCCCCGGTTCCTCCGGCACACGTACCTCGTCGCCCGGACGTTCCCGATCCGGGTCGCTGGCAACTCGGGGCCGATGGCGCGCGAGACGACGTGGTCTGAACTCGGGCAGGAAGAAGAGCGGACCACGGTTACTAATCGCGTCCGGCGGGTAGGCTTTTGGGACGACGCGCTGTATCGCCGGGCGGCGGCAATCAACGGGCCGTGTGGCACGTTCCTGACGTTCGCCGACTACCTCGCACCGGAGTTGCGCGGGACGACGGATTATGGGCCGTTCATGCTCAAACCAGAAATCCGCGACCTCGTGGACTACATCGAGGAAACGAGCGGCGCACCCGTGCTCGGGTTCGGTACCGGTCCCCGGGCAGACGGGGCGTGGCAGGTCGCGACGGCAAGCAGTCGGTGCGCACACGGAGACTACTGGACATGAACCGAGTAATCGCCCTAATCGGCATCCCGGGCTCGGGCAAGACGACCCTCGCGGCGGACCTGTCGGAGCGGCTCCATCGGCCAGTGTTCACGGCGGGAGACCTAGCCCGGGCGCTTGACCCAGGCGCGCTCGCCCGAGGTGACTTGGCAGACGAAGCGACGATGCGCGCTGCGTTCGTCGCGGCGATGGCGGAGTGGTCGGACCGGGAGTTCATCCTCGATGGTTGGCCGCGCAATCAGCCGCAGTCATTGCTGCTCCCCGACGACACGAAGACGATCCTGTTGACGTGTCGCCCGGACATCGCCCGGGACCGACTGTACCGGCGGGGCCGGGAGGACGACCAGTTCGCCGAGAAACGCATCCGCGAGCAGGGCGACCTGTTGCAGATCGACATCGCCGGAGGGTGGGTGTTCAAGTTCGTCGGGTGGGAGGGCGCGATCAACACGACGTATCGCACCCGACAGGACGTAGCGCGCAGCGTGTACCGGTACCTGATCGGTGAGAAGGGGCAAGCGTTCGATGGTTGAGATCATGGTTCAGCGCGAGTTGATCGATGCGGAGATTCCCGCTTACGGCTACCCGGGGGACGCGGGCATGGACCTCGCGGTGGTCAACGAGTGGGTCATCGCCCCGGGCGCGTCGATCGACCTGCCCACAGGCTTGAAGGTCCAACTGCCGGAGGGCGTGTGGGGCCGGATCACGGGCCGGAGTTCGACACTGCGCAAGCGGGGACTGTTCGTCAACGAGGGCGTCATCGATCAGGGCTATCGCGGCGAGTTGTTCATCTACGTGACCAATCGCAACGGGCACGACATCCACATCGAGCACGGCACACGACTCGCGCAGTTGATCCTCGCGCCTGTGCTCCGGGCCGAGATCGTCGAGGTTTCGGAGGTCGCGTCGTCCGACCGGGGCGCGAAGGGGTTCGGCTCGACTGGACATCGCGAGTGGGTGCTGGACACGGCCTATCAGCCGAAGCCCACGGAAGCCCCGGAAGAGCCCGATACCCACACGGATACGTCCGAGAATACAAACGGGCAAGGAGATACCTCGTCGGGGCTCCCCGTGACCTCCGCGACGGTGTACTTGGGCGGTCCGATCGACTACGTGGACAAGAACCCCGAGGACAGACATCGCCGGTTCATCGTGGCGGGCCAGATGTCCGACCCGCACCCGTTCTTCGACGTGTACTGCCCGGCATGCCGCAAGCGGTTCGACGAGACACCCGACGAGACGATCGCTCGGAACATGGTCGAGTGCATGTCACGGGATTGGGCAGTGTTCGAGTACGACGCCCGGGTGCAAGTGTCGTTCGGCACCCCGGTCGAGATTTGGGGCCGGTTCCTCGTCGGCGGCGCGATGGTCATCGTCGGCAATCTCGGGGACGGGCTGTTCGCGCAGTCGCTCCGGCGGGCGGGCGTTGTCGAGGTCGAGTCTTTCAAGCAAGCCATCGCTTTCATGTTGTCATTACAGGGGGCTCTGCGCTCGATATGACTGAGGGCAAAGTGACAGAGGATGCCGTGGCTGCACCGACTACGAAAGCGGGCAAGAGCCTGCTTGACCGAGTAGCGGGCTGGCGCGCGGACGCATCGAAAGACCCGCACTGGGACGCCAAGTACCACCGCGCTATCTCCGAACACATCGCGAACATCGAAGCCGAAGCCCGCCACTCCGACGCTGCCGAGGTCGAGAGGTTGCGGACGGCACTCACTGAGTTCGTTCAATGGGCCGATGACGGCGAGGACGACGACGGCATTGTCGCCCGTGGTAAGGCCGCCCTCTCATCCACCGAGGCCGTGAAATGAGCGGCGAGTTGGAGCGGCTGGTTGTCAAAGTCGAAGCGCTCAAATCGGACCGGTTGCGTCTGTCGGACATGCTGGTTGACTCGGCAGTGGAGCGGCGTCTCGATCACATCGTCGGACGGGCACTCGTCGAGGCGACCACCCCGGACGGCGGGCGGTGTGTGGCGTGTGGGTTGAAGACCGGTCACAAGGACGACTGTGTCTGGCAAGCGGCGTACGACCGGTTCGTCACAGGCTAGACGGCTATGGTACAATCAGCACAGGAGGACCGCATGACAGACGAACAGCACGACGACGTCAACGACCCGGACGAGGACGATCAGGACCTAGAGGACAGCGATCCGAACGGCGTCCCCGATCCGACCGACGACCCGGAATCGACTGAGCCCGCGAGTGCTCCGTGGCAGTAAACGCGCTGCCCATCAAACGCCCGGCGGCGATCACGCTGTACCCCGAAACCGTGGACGGCAGACCGTACGTCAACTGCATGCCGTACGCATCCTGCTCGGTGCTGCGCTGGATGGCGTACGACGTCCCGGCGAACTACGGCAAGACGATCCGCACGGCGACCGGCGTCCCGGTCAACGACCACTTGGGACACCCGCAGGGCATCAACTTTCCGGAGTTGGTTAGCGGATTGACAGCGCTATTCCCGACTGCCCCGATCGAGCACGGCGCTCCGTTCGACGCACAGGGCATCACGGACCTGCTCCCGCAACCCGGCAAGAAGAACCGGAACCACGCGGTGTTCGCTGTCGCGGTGCCCCACATGACCGATCTGTCCGACCATCTGCGGCGCTGGTGCGGCATGTCGTACAAGGACGGCCACGCGTTCGCCCTAGGCGGCAAGCAGATCGCCCCGGACGGCATCGTCCAGTGGTGGTGGATGGACATGATGGCAGACACGTCTAAGGGATTCGCGGGCGAGTGGGTCAATGTGGACGACGTGTACCCGGCGTTGGAGAAGGCGTCGTCCGGCTTGATCAAGTGCGTGTACGGCGTGAAGGGCTCCGCGATCCCGTGAATGAGGACCTGTCGCTGCTGTTGCTCCGGGCGCATCTCGGTCTGTTGATCGTGCGGCTACGGGACGACCGGGCGATGACGTGGCAACCCGAGCCCCCGGGTCTAGTCGAGCGGATCAAGCGGCGGCTCCGGTGAGCGACGACGATCTCCCGTGGGGGCCGAAGGAGCGGGCCATCATCGAGGCTCTGCGGGGTGGTTGTACCCGGGAAGCGGCGGCGGGTTACGCTGGCATCCATCGAATCACGCTGTGGAAGATGACGCAGCGATCGGCAACGTTCGACAACGCCTGTAAAGAAGCGGAAGACTACGCAGAGGCCGTGGCCATCGGGTACATTCGAAACGCCATGCCGAAAGAGTGGCAAGCGGCGGCGTGGTGGTTGGAGCGGCGGCATCCGGACAAGTACGGGCGTCGGGTCGCCATCGATATTTCGCTCCGGGACGAGGCCACCCGGCTCGCGGCGCAGTACGGGCTCGACCCGGAGGCGCTGCTCGCGGAGGCCGAGTCGCTGGTACAGGGCAAACAAGGCGAGTAGTTGCCTAGCCCGCTTGCCAAGGTAAACCCGGAGGCCGCACACCGGGCGCTGGTCATCACGGCGTTGGCCATGGCCGCTCGACGGTCGCACATCGAGGCGGGTTGGACCGCGCTGCCGTACCAAGAGCCCCCGCCCGGCGACTGGACGACGTGGTTGCTGCTCGGAGGCCGTGGGGCCGGGAAGACCGCTGCCGGGGCGAACGCGATGGACAAACACGCCCGGGGCGAGCCGTGCCTCAAAGGAAAGACGCCACACCGCATGGCCGTTGTCGCTCCGACTGGCGATGACGTGGTGGACACGTGCATCAACGGGGAGACGGGTCTGTTGTCGCTCAACCCGGAGGTCAAGTACCGCCCGGGCTCGCGGCTGTATTCCGAGTTGACGTGGCCTAACGGCGCAGTGGCGAACGGGTTCGGGTGCTTCGGGCCGGAGGATGTCGAGCGGTTCCGTGGTCCGCAGCACTGTTTCATTTGGTGGGACGAGTTCGCGGCAAGCAGGAAACTCGACGAGGCGTGGCAGATGCTCGATCTCGGGCTCCGGCTTGGACCGCATCCCAGGCGCGTTTTGACCACGACACCCAAGCCCCGTAAGCGATTGAAGTTGCTGCTCAAAGACGCGACCTGTACCGTCACCAAGGCGGCGACCGACGACAACCCAAATCTCCCGGTGGAGCGGCGCGAATCGTTCTACAAGACGTACGGCGGGACGGCACTCGGGCGGCAGGAGTTGAACGCCGAGATCATGGAGGACCTAGAGGGCGCACTGTGGACGCGGGCGTCGATCGAGGACTCCCGGCGGGACGTAGCCCCGGAGTTGGTCCGGATCGTGGTCGCCATCGACCCGGCGGTTACCAGCGAAGAGGACAGCGACGAGTCGGGCATCATCGTCGCCGGGATCGACGCTCTGGACGAGGCGTACGTTCTGGACGACAAGTCCGCCCGGGTCAAACCGATCGCGTGGGCGAGGCGGGCAATCGGGGCATACAAGGACCGCAACGCAGACCGGGTCATCGGCGAGGTCAACAACGGCGGCGACCTCGTGGAGGCGACACTGCGCATGGTCGATCGGGACGTGTCGTACAAGGCGGTCCACGCATCCCGGGGCAAGCGAGCCCGGGCCGAACCCGTCGCGGCGTTGTACGAGCAGGGCCGGGTGCATCACGTCGGTACGTTCCCGGAGTTGGAGGACCAGATGTGCTCCTTCATGCCGGGGGACGCGAAGTCGCCGGACCGGATGGACGCTCTCGTGTGGGCGCTGTCAGAACTACTAGTCACACAGGGGGCCGGTGTGTTAGACTACTACCGAGCAGCAGCAGCCGCGAAAGAGGAATAGACGTATGTCAGGTGAGACAGGGTTCTACCGCAAGGACGCGGCCACGGGGATGACCGAGGCGGGCGTGTTCGCCCGGGGCAAGCAGAAGGTCAACCGGTCGCAGGAGACGCAGACGCTAACGGCAGATCAGTCGGGCGAGCGATTCGTCGGCGTGGTCGATGCCGTGTTCACCCTCCCGGACGTAGCACTGGCGAACGACGGGGTGTGGTACGACTTCGAGTGCGGCGTTCCCTCGTCGGGCACGGGCCTGTCGGTGTCGCCGGACGCGAGCGACTTCATCCGGGGCAACGGGCTCACCGCGACGGCGGACAAGGACCTCATCAACTCGGGCGCGTCTGACCGCATCGGCGACATGGTCCGCGTCCAGTCCAACGGCGTCGATGGTTGGATGATCACCGCCATCATCGGCACTTGGGCGAAGCAGTCATGAGCGTACTGCCGAAGGGCAGCGACCCGCTATCGGCTGACGAGATCGCGGCGCTGCTGGTCGATACGGGTCTGTCCGCCCCTGAGAACCTGACGGCGCTGTCCGACCGGGTGGCAGGGGAGGCGACCCTCTCGGACTCCGACCCGGCGGACGTGGCATCTGGCGTCAAGACGCCGGGCGAAGCGACGGACGTGTCCCGGAGCGACCACGCCCACGATCTCGATCTGTCCGGGTTCGTTGCTCCCGCCGACGCGGGCATCGCCCTCGAAACAGACGCGGATTTCGCAAGCAGTGTGAGTGGCAACTTCACCGTCACAGCCGCTGCCGTCCAGATCGCCGAGACAGGCGGCGGGTGGAGCATCGGCGGCTCAGGCTCAGGCTCGGTGTACGACGGTGACGGGCTCGCCCCGGCGGACCGGGCGGCTATCCCGACGCAGGTCACCACGGTGTCGGTCGCCGATTTCAACGCGCTGCGGACGTCGCTTATCGCGTTCGGTCTGATCCTCGACGGCGATTGAGTGGGAGTCCGGGAGAGGCTCGCTAAGGCGCTCGCCCCGTCGTCGTTTGCTCCGCCCGGCGCACTTATGCCGGGCGGGTTCGGGGAGGCGGCGCGGGTTACCGACCTGTCCGAACTGACGGCGGCGCTCGGCGGGCCGAACGTCGTGTCGTCGCTTGGTCCCGGACTGCCCATCGGACCACAGCACCCGGAAGAGGTCGAGCCCCGGCGGTGGGACTACCCCGTCGGGTACAATGTCCAAACCCGTCCCCGGGGCTACGAGCCCATCACGTTCGCCACACTCGACGCGTTGGGCCGCAACTACGATGTAGCCAATCTCGCCCGGGAGAAGCGGATCGACGACTTTCGCCGCTTGGAGTGGGTCATCCGCCCGCGCAAGGTCGAGGGTGAGAAGCGCGCAGACCGTCTGACCCGGCAAGAGCGACTGGCCGAACCCGCGAACAAGTTGACCGGTTTCTTCGAGTCCCCGGATCAGGAGCGGCAGTGGGGCTCGTGGATTTACGCCTACCTTGACCAAGTGTTTATGTACGACACGCCGACGCTGTATCTGCGCTTCACCAAGGGCGGCGACCTGTACGGTGTCGAAGTCATCGACGGCACGACGATCCTCCCGCTGATCGACCTGTGGGGGCGCATCCCGCAACCGCCGATGGCCGCGTACCGGCAGATCATCAAGGGCATGCCGTGGACGTTCTTCCAGCGGCTCGTCACGGCGGACAACAACACCGCGTTCTCCACCACGCAGATGTCGTATGACCCGTTCTGGACGTACGCTGGCTCGCCCTACGGACACCCGCCGACAGAGCGTATCCTGCTCGCGACGAACCGGGCGCTCCGCCGACAGACGCTCGACATGGCGTACTTCACCGACGGGTCTATCCCGGCGTCCACGCTGTATGCGGTCCCGGAGTCGTGGGGCAACCAGCAGATCGCCGAGTTGCAGAAGGTGTTCGACGGTATCCTCGCGGGTAACGACGCACAGCGGCAGTCGCTCCGGTTCGTCCCGGGCGGGCAGGGCTCGCAACTCATGCAGATCAACCCCGAGCCCAAGCCCGAAGTCGAAGAGTGGTTGATGATGGTCGCGTGTGGCGCGTACGGCGTCAGCCCGATGGAACTCGGGTTCACGATCAAGTCGTCCGGACTCGGCGGGAAGGGCTTCGCCGACAACCAAGCCAAGACGTCCGACGAGCGGAACGAGGCGCTCGTGCGTCACGTGGAGGGTGTGCTCAACAAGATCATCGCCGGGCCGTTGAAGCAGCCCGAGTTGGAGATCGGGTTCCCGGAGATGGAAGAGGCCGAAGACAGCCTCACCCAGGCGCAGCGCGCTTTCCAGTATTGGCAGATGGGCGTCATGTCCAGCGACTACATCGCGGAAGACATCCTCGACATCGATCCTCCGGGGCTCGGTCCAACCGTCGTGTCGGGCCAGTCGGTCGTACCGGTGTCCGAGATCACGAATCCGACGCCCGCACCCATGGTCCTGCCTCCGGGGGTCGTCCCCCCCGACGCTCAACCCCGGGGGCAGGATCAGACCCAGATCGACGCGGGCAAGCCTAGCGCGACACCGGACGGGCCGAGTGCCATGCCGGGCCAGTCGCAGGTGAACAAGGCGCGGCTCGATCGGCTCATCCTCCGCTCGCTCGAACGGCAATACCCCACCGAGTTGCTCGGTTGGGTCAAGGACGCGGCGTGGCGCTACGACCCACACGTGCTACTGTCGGGGATTGACATGGCACGACGTCCGGGCGGGCGGGACATGCAGAACGTGGACAGGATCGAGGACGAGATCGACGAGTCGGACCTCGTCGTGCCGATCGTGCTCGTCCAAGTCCCCGGGGCGAACAAGTACAAGATCGCGGACGGCTGGCATCGCTCGCTCGCGGCGCGACACGCGGGCAAGGAGTTCATCCCGGCGTACATCGGGCAGGTGGCCGACGCGACCGGGCCGTGGGATCGCGAGATGCAGTCGTTGCAGTACCGCAAGGCGATTCACACCGAGTTGGCCAAGTGGCAGCGCAAGTCGCTCGCGGCACTGCGGGCGGGCAAGTCGCCGGACGTCCGGTTCGAGTCGGAGTTCGACCTGCCCGGTGTCGAGTTGGCCAAGGCCGCGAACGCCGAAGAGGTCCGGGAAGCGTTCGCGAAAGCGGGTGCATCCGCCATCCCTTTCGTCGAGTCAAGGCTTCATCCGTCCGGGCTTTACGAGCGCTCATAGCCCAACGAGCCCGGCAACAGGCTCAGGACCTCGCAGCGGCGATCAACAGTTCGGGCCACTTCGACTACGTGTGGGGACGGGCCGACGACGCATGGTTTGAGCAGTTCCGGGACGCACTGGCCACCGTGTTCGATGCGGCGTTCCAAGGACGGGTGCGACCGAAGGCCGAGAAGGCGTCGTTTGCTCAGACCGGCTTGATGTGGCAGCGGGCGGACGTCCGTTCCCAGGCTTGGTCGCTGGCCAATCCGCAAGCGTACGACTACGTCATGGCGCGGGGGGCGGCGCTGGTTACCGGGATCGACGACACGACACGCGACCGGCTGAACTCGTTTATCGCCCGGACGGTGGACGGTCCCGGGTTCGACACGTACACGTCTGCGGCATTCCGCTCGGACATCGCCGCCTACGTGACGCAGACGTACGAGGGCCGGGCCGACACGATTGCCCGGACCGAGTCTGCGCTCGCGGCGAATGCGGGCAACCTCGCGGCGTACCGGGCGAACGACACGCACTATGTCATGGTCCACGACGGGACCGACTACGACGACGAGTGCGCGGCGGCGGACGGGCAGATTTGGACGGTGGACGACGCCGACGCGAACAGCATCGAGCACCCGAACTGTGGGCGGTCGTTCGACGAGATGGCGGACGAAGACGTTGATCCGTCGGAGGTTGACAGCCCGGACAGCGTGACGCCGGACGAGGCACCCGGGCCGGAAGAGGCACCGCCCGAACCAGCACCCGAAGAGGCACCGCCCGCCCCGGTGTACGAGCCGCTATCGCTGGACAACCTCGCAAATCAGGTCCTGAACTTTGACCGGATGAAGGTGGACGACCAGCAGGGTATCGTCGATGCGGTGAACGGGGTCAACCAGAAACTGTTCGACATGGGCATCAAACCGCCATCGCTGGAAAGCATCAACGTCGAGACGCAGAACGTCGTCGGCAAGGGCACGTACGCCTACGTGAACGGGGGGTACAGTGCCACGGCGCAATCGAGGATGACGCTCGGCAACGGCTGGTTCGGCAAGTTCAGCGGTAGCAAGTTGGAGACGCAGTGGGCGCGGGACGTCCGCAGCGGATGGCACTCTGACCTGCCCGGGCTGACTCCCCGGCAGTCGATCTTCGTCCACGAGTACGGCCACGTCATGGACAGGTGGCTCGATCCGTACGGCGGGTTTACGTTCCTTGGGGATCGCGTCTCGGTCGCCACGCGGTATGGCGCTACGAAACTCAGCGAGCGATGGGCGGAGGCTTTCGCGGAGTGGGCATCGGGCATGGACACCCAAGCGGCGCGCGACGTGCAAGCGGTCCTCGAAAAGGAGGCCACGGGCGGCATACGGCGAATGGCGCTCACGCCTTGACCCGTCTGTTAGGGTGAGAGCATGACCACGACCATTGCCCCGATGTGCATGTTCTGTGCGCACTTCCACAAAGGGCCGATCACGGCGTCACCGCTGACATGTGACGCGTTCCCGGTGGGCATCCCCGACGACATCCTGTCGAGCGAGTTCGACCACCGACAGCCGCACGAGGGCGATCAAGGAGTCCAGTTCGCCCCGGAGGACGACGACGCGGCGGCGTACGCGCAGGAGGTCTTCGATGCTCCACAGGATTAAGTGTCGGCTCGGCTGGCACACGTGGATGCAGGAAAAGAAGGTGCTCGGCGTCCGGGTCAAGCCCGGCGTGTGGGCTGAGTACCGAACCCGGATGTGCTGGTTCTGCCCCCGGGTCGAAGCAGCCCCGGCGCGGGTGTACTACCTGTCCACGGGAAGCGCAGACGACGCCCGGGAAGGGGCATAGACGCCCGAACCGCTATCCGTGGGCGTCCGCCCGCACGGGTCGCCTCCCCGGGGCTCGTCTGCGGTGGTGCGCGGATTCAACGCGATATATTGACAGCACGTTCCCGGCGTGATTTAATAGTGTCAACAGATCGGGGCGGTCCCCCGGCTGACGAAGGAGAACGAGAAATGACGAACTTCAAGAAGAACGCAAGCGGCCAGTACGAGTTCAACGTCAAGGGCGTGGCTTACGAGGCAATCCGCAACGAGGCCGGGTTCGCCGGGCGCGATTGGGACCTGTACACGTCCGCTGCATACGGCGACGGTCGCATCGTGGTCGATCAGTTGGCATCGCGCAAGGAGTGCGTCGAGGCAGCCGAGCAGCGCGAGGCCGCGACGGTCTGGCACTGGTCCACCGATTGCGGCTCCGGCTGGACCGGCGACCGCTGCACGTTCCCGCTCCTGCACTCGGGCGACCACTCCAATGACTGACATTCAGCAAGCCGTCCAGCAGCAGATGCCCACGCACGACGAGACGCCGGAGGCGGTGTCCGTCCTCGTGGTCACGGACGACGAAGAGGTAGCGCTCATCGTCGCTCCCCTGCTCGCGAAGCGGCTGTACCCAACTCGGCAGTTCGGGGACGTCATGTTCGCCGAGCCGATGGAGGGCGGCTACGAGGTCGTCGTCAAGGTGCAGGAGCGGTTCGACCCGTCGATCATCTCTCACATCCAGAATAACCGCTAAGCACGACACCCGGGCGTAGGAGGATCGCCCGGGTGTCGCTGTATCTTGCAGCGGCATATCAGCCTGTGTTAGACTGCGTCCCACCAAGAGGGAGGTATGAATGGGCGCGTTCCAGAAAGAACCGGCGGCTATCATCGGGCTGATCGCGACAATCGTCGTACTCGTCGCACAGCAGGTGTTGGCATCGGGCATCGTCACGAGCGCGGGCGGGCTCAACCTGCTAAACCTCGTGATTAGCGTCACCCCGGTGATCGCGGGCCTAGTCATCCGGCAGTTCGTCTACTCACCCGCGACGGTTTCGGCTAGCGCTCCCAAACAATGAGCACAGCCAACCTCGTCGCGGTGCTCGCGGGTTTCGTGCTCGCGGTCGTGTCGGGCTATTTCCTCATGCAGTCGAAGGGCCAGAACCTCGTCGCGTGGGTGGTGTTCGTCCTGTCCATCGCGCTCGTCCTGCTGATCGTGTTAGGCGTCGTCCGTGTCTGACGAGTTCCGCTATTTCGTCCCGTTTGCCAAGGTAGAATCACAGGCCGACGGGACAGTCATCGTCGAAGGTCCGGTCACGTCGGAGGCCGTAGACACCGAAGACGAGGTCGTGGACTACGAGGCGATCAAGGCCGCATCCACCGACTACATGCAGTTCGCCAACATGCGCGAGATGCACGACCCGCACACCGCGTCGGGCACGATGCTGAACCTCGACTTTGACGACGACAACAAGCGGATCGTCGGGCGGTCCCATGCGGTTGACCCAGGCGTGGTCAAGAAAATCCTGACGGGCGTGTACAAGGGCTACTCCATCGGCGGGCGGAAACTCGCGTGGAACATGGAGAAGCAGGGCGGCAAATCGGTCCGTCGTCTAACGAAACTGTGGTGGGGCGAGACGTCGTACGTCGATCGACCGTCCAACCCGGAGGCCGTATTCACTCTGGCCAAGCGCGACTACACAGCGGACGAGCCGCAGAAGGAGACCGAACCGGTGGCAAAGTCCGAGAAGACAGCGGTCGAGCCGATTGCCAAGGCCGACAACCCGTTCCCGCCGAAGGGCGACGACGACACGGGCGACAACCCGGAGAAGCAGCAGGGCGAAGCACAGGATCAGGCAGCGGGCGGACCGCCATTCCCGCCCGGGAACAAGACGTCCAAGGCCAAGAAATCGGCCAAGTCCGCGAAAAAGCGGATGGGCGCGGTCCTTGCCAAGATGGACACGCTCGCGAAGGGCGGCAATAAGACCGTCAAGCATCTACTCGCCGCGATTGAAGAGATCACGTGCGCCATCGCGGAAGAGGCCGAAGAGGGCGACACCGAAGGCGTGGGCGACCTCCAAGGTCTGCTCAACACCGCCATGAAGGTGATGTCCGCAGAGGCCGCAGAAGGCGAACCCGCCGACGATGAAGAGGACGGCGAGATGGAGCCCGAGCCGCTCATGGACGCCGACGCGTCGGACAGCGACCTCGTCGAGATGGCGGCGCAGATCAAGTCGCTCCGCAAGGCGGAGGCGCGCAAGGTGCAGCGCAAAGTGACCAAGTTGCAGAAGCGAGCCCGGTTTAACCGGAAGACGCTGGCAAAGGTCGCGGCGCTCGCCGATAAGACTCCGGCGGTGGTCCCTCCTGACGCTGCCGGAGTTGATCCTCTGGAAAAGGCGGCAGGGGCTATTGACGATCTCATGGCCAAGGTGGGCGGAACGGTCACCCAGGCTGATCTCGTACTCGTGAAGGCGGAGGTTCTCGAAGCGCTCAGCGCTGCAAAGGAGGACCTCGCAAAGACGATTGCGGCGCAGCCGATGAGCGGTGGTCCACTGGCAGTCCCCGATCTCAGTCGCTTTGGCAGCGATGCGGCTGACATGACCCAAGACGCCATCCTCGCGAAGGCGGTTCAGGGTATGAGCGACCCGATCGCAAAAGAAGCGCTCGGGAAGTTCGCCGCTGCCGAGTCCATTAGGCAACAGCAGCAGGGAAGGTAGCCTCAATTGGCTAGACAACTCGTGCTCCCACAGGGAGCGTCGGACGATCCGCGTTCGGCACAGACCATTCAGGCCATCCAGCGCGCATTCAGCAAGGGCGTGGTCCCGGCTGATCTGCCGCTGGCCAAGGCGACGACCCAAGGCATTTCGACGGCCACGGGACTCGTCGGTATCAACCTCGAAGCACCAGCGAAGAACCTGTTCCCCGTCCTGTCCCCGCTGCGCAACCGGTTTCCCCGGAAGGGCGCTGCGACGGGTTCGACGGCGGTCCAGTGGCGCGCCATCACGGGCATCAACACCACGGCTATCAAGGCCGGGGTCGCGGAAGGCAACCGCAACTCGGTCGTTTCGACGGCAGAGGTCGATCATTCACAGGCGTACAAGACGTTCGGACTGGACGACTTCGTGACGTTCGACGCGGTCGATGCGGCGGCGGGCTTCATGGACATCCGGGCAGAGGCCACGGCCAACCTGCTCGCGGCGACCATGGTCGAGGAAGAGAAGATCATCCTCGGCGGCAACGTCCAAGCGATCGGCAAGCCAGCAGCCATGACCACGCCATACGGCGCGGCGGACAGCAGCGCGGCAGGTCCGTTCACGGCATCCACGGCGTACGATTTCGCGGTTTCGGCTCTGACGTCGTACGGCTACCTCAACGCGGCCACAGGTCGCACGGGCGGCGTCGATGCTTCGGACGAGACAGACGGTCGCACCCTGACCACGTTCACCACGGGCTCCGGCAAGACGTCGGTTGTCCTGTCGTGGGGCGCGGTTCGCGGCGCGGTCGCGTACAACGTGTTCATCGGCACACACTCCGGGACGCTGTACTACGCGTTCACCACGGCACAGACGTCGATCATCATCGACTCGACGGTGCTCGCGGCGCTGCCGGGCTCGGGCCACACCCCGAACCTCGCAGATCAGACGGCAGACGCCCTGTCATACGACGGGCTGATTCCGCAGATCGAGGCGTCGGCGATCTCGCAGTACACCGGCAACGGTGCCTATTTCCACGACATGCAGGGCGCTCAACTCTCGTCGGACAACGCCAACGGCGTCCCCGAGATCGACGCCATGCTGCGCTACCTGTGGGACCACTGGCGCATCGGGCCAACGGCTCTGATCGTCAACGCACAGGAAGCACAGAACATCGCGACGGCCATCGTTCAGGGCGGCAACGCTGCTGGCACGACCCGTTGGGTTCAGCAGGTGAATGCGGACGGCACTGTCACGGGCGGACTCGTGGCGGACTCCTACCGCAACAAGTTCACCGCTCCCCGGATCATCCCGATCGAGATTCACCCGTATCTCGCCCCGGGCACGATCATCGCGATTTCAGAGCGTCTGCCGTTCCCGCGCACGAACGTCCCGAACCCGTTCGAGATCGACATGCGTCGGGAGTACACGCAGTACGATTGGGCGCAGGTCGCCCGAAAGTTCGAGTTCGGCGTGTACGCAGCGGGTTGCTTGAAGGCGTATTTCCCGGCTGGATGCGGCACGATTGTCGGCATCCGCGACGGGGTCGCTTCCTAGTCTCGGCGTAGCCCCAGACGTCGGGCAACACAGAGCGGACCGGGTGGGCTAGTTGGGTTCCCTGCCCGGTCCGCTCTACACTTAGCAGGAGGTCACGCAGGTGGCAATCAATCGATGGTACGGGAGCGAACTCCCGGCGACCGAAGAGGACGACGAAGACGCGAATACCCCCACGGATACGTCTGACGACGCAAACGGCAAGGAAGGGGCATCGTCGGGGCTCGGAGAGGACGTCTCGTATGCCGATCTGCAAGCCGCAGCGAAGGCGGCGGGCATCCCGGCCAATCAGAGCAAAGAGGCGTTGATCGCGGCGCTCGGCGGCGACGAGTCGGACGAGCCCGGTGACGACGCCGACGAAGTGGACGACACGGAGCCCGAACCCGCAGAATGACCGACCTCGCGACGGCAGACGAAGTCAAGACTCGGCTCGGGGGCGACGTCCCCAAGATGTCCGATTCGTTCGACGCTGTCATCGCGGCCAAGGTCACCGAAATCTCCGCCGACATCGAGCGGATGGTCAAGATCGGGCGCGGCATCCGGGGCGATTGGTCGTTCGTCGCGGACACGATGGCGTCGGTCCGGCAGTCTGTCGGGAGGGGCGGCGTGTTCCTCCCGATCGACGACTGCATCGAGATCACCCGGGTTGCGCTGCTCAATCTGGACGGCGCGGAACAGGACGTGCTCACCGCCCCGGGGGACTATCTGCTCGAACCGCTGTCCGGACTGCCCATCATCGGGCTAACCTCCCGGCAGGGGCCGTGGGCGGCGGGCCAACTCGTCGCGGTTACGGCCAAGTGGGGGTACGGAGTCGCCGTCCCGGTGGACGCCCGCGAAGCGACCATCATCGAGGTCATCCGGTCGTACCTCGCGGACCGGGTGGGCAACGACGACCGCTTGGGGCTCACCCCGTTCGGCTCGGTCACAGTCGCCCGGGCGTTCACGTCCAAGGTGAAGCAACTGTGCACCGACTACTCGATGGGCGGCGGGTTCCTCCGATGACGCTGATCAGGGTGAATGTGAACAGCGCGCAGTTGACGGCGCTCTTGAAGCAACTCGACCCGGCCAACCTCGAAGCGGGACTGCACACGGGGCTTTCCAAGTCCGGCCAGATCATCGCGGCCAAGGCGCGCGAGATCGTCCGCCCGCACCACTTCACCGGCCACTTCGAGCAGCAGATACACGTCGAGGTCACGGGCTCGGGGCTGAACCAGACCGCCCGCATCGGCGTCAACTCGGCAGAGGTCCCGGAGGCTCGCCCGCTGTCGTACGGATGGGCGTCGATGTCTGGCAAGCAGCCCCCGATCGACGCTATCGCCCGATGGATCGCGCGCAAGCCCGAGATCGGGTCGTCCGTGTCGTCGAACATCGGCTACAACGCGGCGGGGCAGCGGCGCACGACGGGCACTCTGTCGGCGGTGTCGCAGGAGTCGCGCGTCCGGTCGCTCGCATTCCTCATCGCCCGGGCCATCGGCAAGCGCGGGTATTCGTCCAAGACTCCCCCGCTGCGCGTCTTTGAGAACGCCTACCAGCAGTCGCGCTCGCAGGTCGAGGCGACGATGCTCCGGGCGCTCAAATGGCGGGCGGAATGACCGATGTCTTTACTCCCGAGAAGATCGTCGATGCTCTGGCCTATCTCGGACTGTCCGCAGTCGAGGGAATCGAGATGGCGTTCGGGTGTGGCACGTCCGGGATCACGTTCCCGGGCGGCGTGGTCATCGCCCCGATCCCGGCGGGCGGAAGGCTCGAGCCTTTCACGTGGACGGTCGAGATGCCCGGCGCTCCCATCGTCCGGGACGGCAGCGCGACGGTCACCGAGATCGACTGGAATCTTACCTGTCGGCTGTACCTTGACCGGGCAGACGTGGCCCAGGCGCAAATCGACGCGAGCCCGTTCTATGGGCGTCTGCTCACCGCCATCCACAACAACAGCATGCTCGGGGGCACGTGTAACAGTGCGCTCATCAAAGGGTTCGCAGTCGAAGGAGACGAGGAAAAGGTATGGCTGAGAGTGCAAGTGAGCGCGTGGGAGAGGCTCAATCTGAACAACCAGCCGGGGCCGCGATGGGTGTAGACCCGCCCGCGTCCACGGGAAGCCCCGACGACGGCCAAGAGAGCCCGTCTGCGGCGGCAGAGCCATCCGTGCCCGTCCCCGCCCCGGAAGGCGCTCCCGTGGCGTCGTCTGCGGTCGTCCTCCGGTTTGACCGGAGCAAGCGCGCACACAAGCAGGGCGTCCCGGCGCGGGACCTTACAGAGGCGGATTTGAAGCGGCTGGTGTACGTGCGCAAGCGGATCAAACCCGGAGCGAAGGGTTTCAAGGCCGAGTATAATGACTTCGTGTCGCGGCTCGCCGCGAGCGGGCTGTACGAGAGGGAATAGCAAATGCCGTTGAACACTGGCGAGCGAGCCTTCCACAAGGTCCAACTAGGGGCCGAAGCGACGGAAGGCATACCAACCCCGGCGATTTTCCTGTATCCGGCGGAGTCGGCAAGCGAGCCAGACCTCAACCGGGCACCGAACACGCCGAACGAGGATTACGGCGAGTTGGCCAACGCGCACCCCGGGCGGTCCACGTTCGGCGTCCGCGAGTCGTCCATGACGCTCCGCTCCGAGATGCGCTACGAAGACGTCATCTCGATGTTGGAGTGGGCAGTCGCGGGCGGCGTTTCGCCATCCGGTCCAGACGGCGACGGGCTGTACACGTGGGACTACGTGATTGACAACGACGCCGACACGCTGGTGTCCAAGTCGATCGAGGTCGGCGATAACCTGACGGTGTATCAGGTGCCCGGGGCGCTGTGCACCCGGCTCCGCTTGTCGTACTCGGCATTGAAGCCCGGGAACGCGAGCCCGTGGTCCATCGAGGCGACAGTCGTCGGCTACGACAAGGCGTCCATCGGCGCATTCACCGCAGACCCGACGGTGCAGGACGCACCCGAGACTGCAATGGGGCATCTGACGCGCCTGTACTACGGTCCGGTATCCACGGCGTTCGACGACCTGCCACAGTTGGTCCATTCGCTCGTGTCGCTCGACATCACGATCGAGACAGGCGTTCTGCTCCGCAAGCAGGGCGGCACGGACGACAGGCCAGACGGCCACGGACGCGGCAAGGTGTCGATCACCTACACGGCGCTCGTCGAGTCAATCGAGGCGACCAAAGAGCAGGTGTGGGACGTCTTCGAGCAGGACGCGGTCAACCCGGTGGTCCCGGACCGGCGCATGCGCTGGATGGTATCGGGCTCCCCGGTGGGCGGCACGAACGAGGTCCAGCACATCACGATCACGGGTTCGCCATCGGGCGGTTCATTCACCGCGACGTTCGGTGCGGACACGACGGGGCCGATCGTTCCGGGCGCGTCGGCGGGCGCAGTTCAGGCGGCATTGCAGTCGCTCCTGTCCATCGGTTACGGCAACGTCGTCGTCACCGGGCCGAATGGCGGGCCGTGGATCGTGACGTTCGTCAACTCGTTGGGCTATCAGGACGTGGCAGAGATGACCACGACAGACTCCTTCACGGGCGGCACCGCTCCGGCGTCGGCAGTGACCACGGCAACCCCGGGCACGACGGCGGCGGAGAAGTCGATCACGATGGACGGCACAGTCGAAGTGACGAGCGTTCCGGTTCAGGAGTCGGACGGGGCGACCCGCTACGCGATGACCGGGCAGTACGTCAAGGACGACGACCTGAGTTCCATCGCGGAGATTGTCGTCGTCAACAAAATCTCCGATCTACCGGATGCCGCATGAGCAGAGACGATGTAATCGGCAGTCACCCCGTCGATCTCGGCGAGTGTGACTGCCCGACACAGCCGCACGAGCGGGACACCGCCGAAGTCCGGGACCGGCACGACTACGCGAGCATGTCGGTCTTAGCGGCGACTGCCGTGGGCGAGGGCGAGTTCCTGCTCCGGCTGGTAGGCGACGGCATCACGGGGTGGAATCTCGTGACCCGGGGCGAGAAGGAGGGAACGCTCGTCCCGCTGCCCGTCTCGGAGTACAACGTAAACCGGTTGTCGGCGACTCAGAAAATGGCGCTCCTGTCCGACGTCCGGGCGGGTGACGTCATCCTGACGATGCAACCCCCAAACCCTCCCGCCGAGCACTTGGGCAATGGGCACGTGGACGGCTCGGCGTCCAAAACCTCGCGAAAGAAGACCGCGACGCGGTAATCATGCTGTCCACCGGGTGGACACGCCAACAACTCGATAGCGCAGACACGGGAGACGTCGTCCGGATCATGTGGGTACTCGACGCGCAGCGGGTCGCCCGGATCGCGGAGCGGCTCGACGAGGCATCTTCACACCCGATCCCGCAGGGGCTTAACCCGGGCGACCGGGCTCGTGCCGTGCTCGACCGGGCAGAGGTCGCGGACATGCGCGATGCCATCGACGAGTACCTGTTCGGCGGTGACGATTGAACGAAGACGTCGCAATCGTCCTCCAAGCGAAGGATGAAGCCTCCGCTACCATCGCCCGGGTCAAGGGCGAACTCACCGGACTGAACAACCAGACCGCCCGGGCGAGTTCGGGCATGTTCAGCGCGTCCAAGGTGACGTCCGGGTTTGGCAACGCGCTCACCCATCTACGGTCGCAGATCGGGCAGGTCGCCGGGGTCGCGGGTCTGGCGGGTCTGGCGGGCGGCGCGTATGCCGTGTTTCGTGGGTTCAAGGACAGCATCGACGCGGCGGAACAGTTCGGCATCACGGCGGGCCAGATCGCCACTGTAACAGGGCAGACAAATCAGCAGTCGCAGTTGTTACTCGCGACGATGCAGCACTTCAACGTCGATACGGGCTCGGCGGTCAAGGTGTTGGGCATGCTGGCAAAGAACATGATGGCGCACGGCAAGACGATGCAGGACGCCAAGAAGTTCCAAGACCAGTACGGGTTGTCGATCACGGACAGCACCGGGCATCTGCTCGACCAGCAATCGATGTTGCAGCGGCTCGGCGACTACATGAACGACGGGTCGATCCCGGCCATCCAGAAGGACGCGGCGATGACCGCGCTGCTCGGGCGGCAGTGGCAGACGCTCCTGCCCATGCTGCAAGCCGGATCGAAGGGCATGGGGGACGCGGCGGACGAGGCGCAGCGGCTAGGCTTGGGCCAGCAGGACCTCGTGGCCATCGCCCAACAGAACGCGGCGGCGCAGCGCGACTTCAACACCACGCTCGAAGCGTTGAAGGTGACCGTCGGCGCGCAGTTGCTCCCGGAGTTGACCAAGGTCACGCAGGGGCTGACGCAGTGGTTCGCTAGCCCGCAGAACCGGGCGATGATCCACGAGTGGGTCGCCAACCTTATGACGTTCGGCGAGAACGCCGTCGGGTTCTTCAAAGACGAAGTGCTGCCTACGATCCAAGGGCTCGCTAGCACGATCATGGGTTTCTGGAACAGCCTTCCAGCGGGGCTCCGTGACCTGCTCGTCAAGGGGTTCGTCGCCGACAAGACGGTAAAGTTCCTGTTCGGTGTGTCGATCGAGTCGGTGGCCGGGGACGTGTTCCAAGGCATGGCGCGGCAAGTGGGCGCATCGCTCATGGGCGGACTGCTCGGGCGTGGCTCCCCGGCGAACCCGATGTTCACGGTCCAAGAGGGCGGCGTCGGCGGGGGCGGACCGCTCGGCATGCTCGGCGGCGGCGGTATGCTGACGAAACTGCTCGGCGGCGGGCTAATCGCCGGGGGGCTCGCAACTCAGATGGGCATGTTCGGCGGCGGGAAGATGGGCGACGTCCAGTCGTTCGCCGGGCCGCTGGCAACCATCGCCGGGGCAGTGATGATGGGCGGGCCGATTTGGGGCGCGATCGTCGCGGTGGGCGAGGCAGTCAAGACCGGGTTCGACTTCATGAACACCCGGGACCAAGCACAGACGAGCCTCCAAGCGCAAGCGGACGGGGCGGCGCAGCAGACCGCGACCCAGGCGTTGGGCAACCTCGCGAACCTCAATCAGGTGCTCGGTAATCAGGGCATTTGGGAGTCGTTGGTTACCAACACGTTTGGGGCCAAGCAGAGTTCGGACGCGCTGGTCAACCTGAGTTCAGCGATCCTGTCTGGCGGGCATCTCGACGCGAACCAGACGCAGCAAGCGATCGCGGACCTGTCGGCGGCTCAGGCGCTCGCCATCTCGCGCGGCTGGACTGACGCTGCGAACACTATCGGGCAGGACCTCGCGAACCTAAAGATTCGGGTGATGATCCAGTCGCAGGTCCCGGGCGACCCGACGTGGAACGGTGTCGGGGACACAATCAACCACCCGGCGGGGACCGCCCCCGGGCCGGGCTCCGCTCCGGCGGCGAACCGGGACACGAAGGATACCCTGACAACCAAGCAGATCAACAAAATCCTGCACAACACGCCGGGGTACACCGGGGCGGACGTCGGTTCGACGTCGTCGTCGCAGTTCACGCCCGTCAACCCGAAGAGGTTCAAAATCCCGTCCGCTCCCGGCGGGGCGGGTTCGAGTGGCGGGGGCGGGATGACCGTCCAGCAGCGGATCGACGCGCTCCTGTCGTCGCTGCCTGAGAAGTTCAACATGAGTAAGTCCGCGATGGAGCAGATGGCCAAACTCGCGGGCGTTTCGGCGGATCGCATCGGCAAGGCTTGGACGACGCTAAAAGAGCACATGTCCGAGGCGTCGAACATCGTCAAGCAGTTGCCCAAAGACTTCAACATGACGGCGGAAGCGGCACAGGCTCTGGCGCACGGGACCAAAGTCTCGGCGGACCAGATCATGCAAGCGTTCAGCCAACTCAACGCCGGGGTGAACAAGGCGGCGTCGGGCATCCTGTCCGGGTTCAAGGCCATCCTCGCAGGTCTGCCGGACGGGTTCAAGATGACGGCGGCAGCGTTGAAGAACCTAGAGGGCATCACGGGCAAGGGCGCGGCGGCGATTACCAAGGCGTGGCAGACGATGCAAGCCCACGCGACAGAGGCCGACAAGATCGTGGCCAAACTGCCCAAGGGCTACCAAATGACGATGGAAGCGGCGCAAGCGATGGCGCGCGGGACGAACCTGACGTCGCAGGACATCATGGACGCCTTCAACCGCATCCAGTCCACGCTCGATTCCTCCGGACCGCCCAAGGACGAGCCCGTGTACCAAGTCGGGCCGGACGGCAAGATCAGGTTCGTCGGGTTCCGGAAGTTCGGCGGCGGGGCGTCCACGACGACCGGGAACAATGGCCAACCGGTCGCCCCGCCCGCGCAGCCCGGGTCGCCGTCTGGACCTCCCGCTGCACCCCCGCCCGCACAGCCGGGCGACCGCTTGAAGGGTCTGTTGTCTAAGGCGATGCCGGTGTACATCACGATCCAGCCGTCGCCCGTGTACATCAACATCAACGGGCAGCAGGTCGCTCAGGCGTTGACCCAAGAACAGACCGCCCGATACAGCGTGTACACGAGCCCAGAGGGGCCGTACCCGGGGACCGGCGGATGAGCGACGTTCTCACCGTCGCGGGGGTAGACCTCGACCCGATCGACCTCCCGTCGTACGACCGCAATCAACTCCGCCCGGTCGCCATGGCGTTCGACGGACAGGTGGGCACGGGCTCCGTGTTCATCCGGGACGACGACAATCTGGACACCTACTCCGGGCGGCGCATCACCCTGACGACGGACGGCACGGTATTGCACGACGGGTTCTTGGGAGCGCAGGGGCAGACCCGCCCGACAGACGACGCGATCAAGCGCGGCAACAACTACTCGTGGCAGGACAACAACCTGCTCCTGTCGCACATCCGCATCGAGTATTGGGACCGCCCGGACGAGTTGGACACGGACCGGGTGCTCGCGGCGATGGCCGAGTTCTGCCCGGCGGTGGACACGTCGTCGTACGTCTCGACCGGGATCACGATCGGCATGGTTGCCAAGATTTATCAGGACACGACCCTCGACGAAGTGTTCGCGGACGCCATGGACCAAACCGCTAAGACGTGGTTCGTGGACAAGGGCCGGAACCTGCACTATCACGGGCTCGACGAGGACGTCGGGTTCAACGCTTCGATCTCGATCACCGATTCCTCCCCGGACGGCAGCACGTCGTTCGCGCCATCCAATCCGACCCGGCAGTCTGACCCGTACAACCTCGCGAACGATCTGAAAGTCATCGGGTCTGCGGGCAACTCGGTCATCATCCAAGACACCACGTCGATCACCCGGCACGACGCCGACGACCTCGTGCACCAAGACACGGTGAACTACCCGGACAGCGACGATACAGGCGACCTGACGGCGTACGGAGACGCGGTGCTCGCGACCCGGGCGGAAGACCGGGTGACGTACCATTGCGACCTCGCCTACATCACCGACCCGACGATCATCGAAGCGGGCATGCGCATACAGGTCCAGAGCGAAGTCTTCAAACTCGCCTCCCCGACGTGGACGCGCATCTCGCAGGTGTCGTGGCAGACCGTCGCCCCGGGCGTCTGGACGCTGACGCTAGACATGTCGCTGCCGATGCGGTCGCCATGGGAACTGCGCCATCGGCGGCGGAGCAAGAAGCAGAACACGTCGGGGGACGTCGGCACGACCAACGGCTCGCCCATCTCGATCGCGGCGCGCTCCGCTGAGCACATCGTCGTCCCGTGGACGGGCACGGATTCGTTCGCCTACTCAAACCCGACGACGAAACTCGTCGGCTCGTACAACCAGAATTGGGTAACCCAGGCGGACCCGGACTGGCCATGCTCCGGGTTGGGCATTTTCTACTGGACGGGGCGACACGATCAGGCCGTGTGGTACGAGGTTGATCTGTCGGGCATCGGCTCCGACGTCATCGGGGTGCTGTTCCAGAGCACGACGGGCGCGAACCCAGTGGACGGGTCGTTCGGGGCCGGGCATGCTTGTCGCTCGGCGGACGACCACCCATTCAAGGTGGGGCTCGGACAGCCCGATCCGCTCGACATCGACGACTACACCGTGCTCGGGATGATCAACCCGTTCCGGGCGTGGCAGGTGTTTATCCCCCGAAGCATGTTCACGGCGGACACGTACGCCCTTGTCATCGCTCCGGACTGGCAGTGCGGCGGGTCATTCTGCGGGTCTGAACTCGTGGACAACACCCGGGGGCCGCTCATCGGCGGAGAGGGCCAGACCCGGCGCTACTCGTCGAACTCGGACACGTCGATCACGTGCGTCCCGGTCAGCAATCAGGCGCTCGCCGGGAAGACGCAATGGGTTCCGCCGACAGACGGATTGTGCGACGGGTTCAACCAGACCTTCACGCTCGGCGACTGGAACGGCGTCGGCGTCCCGGAATGTAAACTCGACGGCATCGTGCTCAACGCGACCGACTACGAGTGGGACGGCGGGTCGCAGACAGTGACCATCAACATCGCACCCGGGGCTGACTCGACAGTCGCTTTCCGCTACTACCGAAACGCATGACGCTCATCTCCACGTACGTTGACGTCTTGGGGGCGTCCACCGGCCAGATTGCCATCCTGACCGAAGCGCTCAACGACATGTCCGTGGACATCGACACGGTCCTGACCGATACGGTCACCGTGCACATCTTTTCGCCGTCGCAGATGATCGCGAACCACTACACGATCCCGGGCGGCAAAGCAGCGTGGGGCTTCACGACGCCACACTCCCGGGACGTCTACCTGAACTCGTCGCTAAACAAGCGGCAGTTGAAGTACACGCTGTTGCACGAATGCGGCGGGCACATGGGCGATGCGGACGCTTTGTCGCGGACGTCCCGCAATACGCTCGGCGGCATCATGCATGCGTCCGCGTCGGCGAGCAATTGGGATTCCGGGGCGTACGTCAACCGCCCGGACGAATGCGCGGCGGATCAGTTTCCCCGGGCGTTCGCCGGATATTCCGAACTCGCCGGATATTACGGGCGTCAAATCCACAGCAGCGACTACGGGACCTATCGGACACAGTACGGCGGACACCGGGGCGGCGGTCCCGTCCCGCCCGCGAACCCGCCACAGACTAACACGCTCGCGGCCAACTCGTCGATCGGCGCGTCGGTCATCAAGTACACGGGCGGGACGTGGCACGTAGACGACTGGATTCTCATTGACACCGGGGCCAACCGGGAGTACCGGCAGATCGTCACGGTGGGCACGTCGGGCTCCGGCGGGACGGGTCTGACCCTCGATGACACGCTGATCGTCGGGCACACGTCCGGGGCATCGATTACGGAGGCCAATCCGCCCTCGACTGTCGGCGGAGGCACCCCGCCATCGTTCCTGCAACTTTCGACGTGGACGATCCTCGATCTCGTCAAAGAGGTTAAGAACACCCTCCGCCCGCGCAATGGCGGAACGGGCAATCAGTACGGGTGGGGCTTGGGGGTGCTCTTCCACGGCTACAACTCCACCGGGTCAACGATCCCGATCAACACGTTGGTCCGCTCGCTTGGGTTCGCGAACATGGTCGAGCCGACGACGACGCTCAACGAGGCGGACGTGCTCGGCGTCGTGGTGGGCTATTTCGACGGATTGGGCAATCTCATCGAGCAGGACTGCCCGGATCAGTACGACACGGCGGTCCTGACGGCGGGTGTGACGCAGGTCTTGACCGATGCCCACGTCGGGCGCGGCGATTTCGCGTTCGCCTCCGGGACAGACGGGCTCGCAGTGGGCGACCCGACAGCGGCGACGGGCATGTTCGGGCAGTTCCTGTCCGGCGGTCCGGCGGGCGTCGTCCAAGACGTGCGGCTGTTCGGTCCCGGGGCGGCTGGTACGGGCGGCGGCGGCGGGACGACAGGCACCCCGGCGCTGACGTTCTCGACCACGAACTCGGCGGGCGCGGCCACGACATTAGTCGCCACGGATGCCACGATCGCAGTGTTCGACGCCACGGCTCCCGTAACCCAGGCGATGGGCGACTCGGCGGCGGCGGGTTCGGCGGGCAAGGCCGCACGGCGCGATCACAAACACGGGATGCCCGCGTTCGGTTCGTCGGCGGCGGCGGTGGGCGCATCGTCGGGCGGCTCTGCGACGACACCGTCCAAGTCGGACCACGTCCACGCCACGGGCGCGGGTACACCGACGACGATCGCATTCGGGGACGCGGCGGCGACCGGGACCGGACCAGCCGCGGCAATGACCGACCACCGGCACGGGATGGCGGCGAGTCCAACCGTGCCTGTCGGCGGCACACCGGGACTGACGTTCAGCACGTCCAACTCCGCTGGTTCGGCGGCGACCTATGTGAAGACGGACGCGACGATTGCGATCTTCGACGGCACGGTCCCGACGACTTCGAGTTCAGGCGATGCGGCGGCGACCGGGTCTGCGGGCACGGCGGCGCACCGGGACCACGTCCACGGGCGGTCGGATTTCGTCGCTATCGAGGCGGCACTGTCGAACGAACTGTCGGCGGTCACGACGGCATCTAGCGTGACTTTCC